AAAAGATTTTGCTTCGTAACAAAATATGACAGGATATATACGAGGTCTATCCGTCGCAGAAAGTATGATTAAAGACCTTGCACAGAGAATGGAGACATTTGAAGATGAGTGAACAGATACTCACAATGAATAAAGATATTGTTGATGCAGCAGGTCGACCTATTAATATTCCAGTAATAAATGAAGTAGAAGCGGAAGAAATTCCGATTGAAGAAAGAGGTTTGCAATTACCTGAACCTAAAGGATATAAAATTTTATGTGCTATTCCTGAAGCTGCGGATACATATGAAAGTGGTTTAGCAAAAGCAGGCCAAACAAAACACATAGAAGAACATTCCACTGTTGTATTGTTTGTAGTGAAAATGGGTAATTTATGTTACAAAGACGAGTCTAGATTTCCGACTGGTCCATGGTGTAAAGAGGGTGATTTTGTTTTGACACGTGCATATGCAGGTACAAGATTTAAAATCCACGGAAGAGAATTCCGCATTATTAACGACGATACAGTCGAGGGGGTTGTTGAAGATCCTCGTGGCTACACTCGCGCATAAGGAGTAATATATGGCTGACGTAAAAGATGGAGATATTGTTTTTGAATATCCAGATGATGACGAAATACCAGCGGCTAAACCTGCTGAAGAAAAAAAAGTTTCCACTCAAAGTGAAAAAAACGAAGTTAAAATAGAAACAAAAGCAGAAGATATTGATCTTGAAATTGAAGACGATACACCTCCTGAAGATAAAGGTAAAGAACCTTTACCGAAAGAAAAAGTTGAAGAACTAGAAAATGACACATTAGAAGATTATTCTGAACGTGTTAAACAACGTATGGCTCAGCTTAAAAAGGTTTGGCATGACGAAAGACGTGCTAAAGAAGCTGCTGATAGAGAACGTCAAGAAGCAATTAAATATGCACAACAAGTTGTTGATGAAAATAAAAAACTTAAATCTTCTTTAAGTTCTGGTGAAGAAGAATATATAAAAGCCGTAAGTATTTCACTAGAAAATCAATTAGCTATAGCTAAAAGAGATTATCGTGAGGCTTATGATTCAGGTGATACTGAGAAGATAATTGATGCTCAAACTAAGATGAATGAAGCTCAATTTAAATTGTCTCAAGTACAGCAATATAAACCTCAGTTTAAAAATGCTGGACAAGAGCCAGAAAATCCTGTATATATACCACAAAATGAACAACCTTCATTTAAACCTGACGCTAAAGCAGCTGCTTGGCAAGATAAAAATGAATGGTTTGGTAAAGATGAAGAAATGACCAGCTTAGCGCTAGGTCTACATGAGAAATTAGTTAGAAGTGGGATCAGTCCTACATCTGATGAATATTATCGTCGTATAGATAGTACGATGCAGAAACGATTCCCAGAATACTTTGGGGATGCAACGCTAGACGAGGAAAAACCCGCCGAGCGCACTAAACCTTCGACTGTAGTTGCTCCGGCAACGCGTAGTACCGCGCCTAAAAAAGTACGATTGACGAAGACACAAGTAGCGTTAGCCAAGAAATTTGGTATAACACCGGAACAATATGCAAGAGAAACTTTAAAATTGGAGAATGCAAATGGATAATAAAAGATTAGATCGTGATTTAGAAGTACGAGAAGAATTTCAACGCGCAGATAGCTGGAAACCCGCCTCACTATTACCTGAGTTTAAAAAGGTACCTGGTTGGGCATATCGCTGGATTCGTACTAGTGTTTTAAACGATGCTGATAATCTAAATGTTTCTTCCAAAATGCGTGAAGGATGGGAACCCGTTAAATTAGCGGACCACCCTGAAATGAAAATAATGGTTGACCAAAATGCTCGGTTTAAAGACGGAGTTGAAATTGGTGGACTATTATTATGCAAGATACCAGAAGAGTTTGTTGCTCAACGTAAGGCTCACTATGAAAACATAGCAAAACAACAAGCCGATGCAGTGGACAACAGCTTTATGAAACAAAACGATCCGCGTATGCCTCTTTTTTCAGAAAAGAAAGCTACAACGTCGTTTGGTAAAGGTAATTAATATAAATATTTAAAGGAGACAATTATGGCTTATCCAACCGTAGACGCTCCGTATGGCTTAAGACCAGTTAATTTAATTGGCGGTCAAGTTTTTGCGGGGTCAACTCGCTTAATGGAAATTGCAGACGGCTATGCTACAAACATTTTCTATGGCGATTTAGTAAAACGTGTTTCCGATGGAACAATTGAAAAAGACACAGGTACAACTACAGCTACACCTTGCGGTGTGTTTTTAGGCGTGCAGTTCACAAATGGTTCTACCGGTCAAGTACAACAACAACAGTTTTACCCAGCTTCACAATCAATTAAATCAGGCACTCAAATTTTTGCAGTCGTTGCAGATGATCCTGATACATTATTCCAAGTAGTTTCTTGTTCTTCTACAACAACTGTTGCTGCTATGGGTAAATCTGCGATTGGTAATAACATCGCTTTAATTCAAAATGCTGGATCAACTGTTACTGGTGATTCAAAAGTAGCAATTGACGAAGGAACACAAGCTACTACTAACACTCTACCTATTCGTATTATTGATGTGGTTAGAGATACTGCAACTGGCACTGATTCATTTGTTGAGTTTATCGTTAAGATTAATGCAACTATGCATCAGTATAACAACTCAACCGGCGTATAAGGAGAATAACACATGGCTATTTCACGCGCACAGCTCCTTAAAGAGCTACTCCCAGGACTTAACGCTTTGTTTGGTCTAGAGTATAAACGTTACGGCGAAGAACACAAAGAAATCTACGAAACAGAGACTTCAGAACGTTCTTTCGAAGAAGAAACAAAACTATCAGGCTTTTCAGCAGCACCTGTTAAAAACGAAGGCTCAGCCATCGCTTATGACAATGCGCAAGAAGCTTTTACTGCTCGATATAATCATCAAACTATTGCTCTTGGTTTCTCCCTCACAGAAGAAGCTGTAGAAGATAACTTGTATGACACATTATCAGCACGTTACACAAAAGCTTTAGCTCGCGCTATGGCTTACACAAAACAAGTTAAGGCTGCCGCAGTTCTTAATAATGGCTTTACTGCCGGCGTAAATGCTGGTGGTGATGGTGTAGCATTATTTAGTACAGCTCACCCACTTGTTAGTGGCGGCACAAACAGCAACACTCAATCAACTCCAACTGACTTAAATGAAACTGCACTTGAAAATGCGGTTATTCAAATTGCTGCTTGGACAGATGAGCGTGGTCTTTTAATCGCTGCTCAACCTCGTAAATTAGTTGTTGCTCCAAGTAATCAATTCGTTGCAACTCGTTTGCTCGAAACTGAATTACGTGTATCAACAGCTGACAACGATATCAACGCAATTAAGAACAATGGATCAATCCCAGAGGGTTATACAATTAACCATTACTTGACAGATTCTGATGCATATTTCTTAACAACTGATGTACCTAACGGCATGAAACACTTTGTCCGTACACCGTTATCAACCTCTATGGATGGTGACTTTGATACAGGCAACGTTCGTTACAAAGCCCGTGAACGTTATTCATTTGGATTCTCAGATCCACTTGGTATGTTTGGTTCACCAGGCGCTTAATTAGCATTTTGCTACGTACTACTAAGGGGCTTGTTTAAAACGCAAGCCCTTTTTTCATGGTTTTCTTGATGTTTGTTTTCATGCAATTTGAAATAATGCAGTTGTAGAGTAGAAACTCTATATAACTTTTTGAAAAGGAAAATACTATGTGGACTAAACCAGCTGCAACAGAAATGAGATTTGGCTTTGAAATAACGATGTACGTAATGAATAAGTAATGGACTGGGTAACAGACTGTTATTAATTTAGCGATAGATTAGGGGGTTTACAGCCTCCTTTTTTATGTTATACTGCTTTGAACTTAGGAGGTGTTATGCCACTCAAAGACAAAGCAGCACGCAAAACCTACCATAAAAAATACCATGCAAAGTGGTACGAAGAAAATAAAGAAAAACGCCTTAAACAAATATCAGACTATGATAAAACGCAGCCTAAAGAGTGGCGAAAAGCCATAAGTAGAAAATGTAATTTAAAACTCAGATATAATTTAACTCCCCAAGAATACGAAACTAAATTAGCTAGCCAAGATTATAAATGTGCATTATGTGGTAAAGACGCAAACGACAATATAAGACGAGGCAAAGTAGAACCCTTATGTGTAGATCATTGCCACACTACTAAAAAATTAAGAGATTTATTATGTTTTCACTGTAATTCTTTTCTAGGACACGCCAAAGATAATCCAAAAGTTTTATCAAAAGCCGCACAATATCTCATAGATTACCAACAAAAATAATGCTATAATACTTGCAAATAGTGCCAATTCAGGTATTATTTGGGAATCCGGGTTACCCGGCTTATCAGACTGTCCCGGCAGACGCATACAAGACGGATAAGCTTAACTTTGTATGAAGGAAAAATATCATGGCACAAACAACATTCTCAGGCCCAGTCAAATCTGATAACGGTTTTGTTGGATCAACTGGACTTACTCTCGAAAACGTTTTAGGCGCTTCAGCCGCTCTTAATTTTGCTTCTATTGCAGCAGCAGCTCAAGAAGACTTAACTATTACCGTAACTGGCGCCGCAGCTAACGACGCTGTTATATTAGGCTTACCCGTTGCACCCACAGCAGGAATTGTATTTAATGCGTTTGTTTCAGCAGCTGACACAGTCACTGTTCGCGCTACTAATATTACAGGATCTTCAGTAGACCCAGCATCAGCAACCTATAAAGTAGTTGTAATTAAAGCAAGTTAATTAACCCTTTCTTAATCTAAGGAGATTAATTATGATGCAAACTGATATATTATCCACACATTTAAATGCTGATGGAGTAGTAGCTGCGTACCCTGTACGCGTCAAAGGATATCAAATTAAACCTGGCGGTACTGCAGGACAAATTGATTTTTATGATAATGCTTCCGCTGCTTCTGGCACTATTAGATTATCACTAGACATTACAACTAACACTGCAGTTATTTCTACAATTCTTCCAGGTGAAGGTATTCGTTTTAACAATGGTGTTTATGTTGATTTACCTACCGCTGCTGGTATAACAGTATTCTATGGCTAGTAAGAAAAAAGGTGTATCCTTAGCAGTCGGACGTGGTGAGAAGCTCCCTGTGTCTAAAGGCGCAGGTCTCACTGCTAAAGGTCGTGCTAAATATAATGCAGCTACTGGGTCAAACCTCAAAGCTCCTCAACCACAAGGCGGCGCTCGTAAAAGATCGTTTTGTGCTAGGATGTCTGGTATGCCCGGTCCTATGAAAGATGAAAAAGGTAGACCTACTCGTAAGGCTGCTTCTTTAAAAAGGTGGAAATGCTAATGATAAAATATTTTTCAAATTTAGATGAACATACTAAACATTTAATAGATGGGGCTTCGGTGGCAACGGTTATGGGAACATTAATGAGCTGGTTACCAGCAATCGCAGCACTATTCACTATTGTATGGACAGCTATTCGTATTTACGAAACTAAAACTGTACAAGGATGGTTAAAAAAAGGTAAGTAGTATGAAAGCTTTCATAGAAAAAATATTTAAATTTAAGAAGCAAAAACAAAAGGAAATATTAGATGAAATTATTCATACAGAAGTTATACAAAAAAACAAAGAAATACTTAGCAAACAAATTGAAACAAGTATTAAACAACACGTAGAAAAAGTAAAAGAAAATTTTAAAAAACCTGGACATTATTTTCCCGACTGTAATTGTTTTAAATGTGTAAGATGGAGAAATCAAAATGCCTAGTAAATCAAAGAAACAACATAACTTAATGGCAGCGGTAGCTAATAATCCTAAGTTTGCTAAAAAAACTGGGATACCACAATCAGTAGGAGAAGAATTTATGAAAGCAGATAAAGGCAAGAAGCTTGCAGGGGGTGGTTTGTATGCCAATATTGCTGCAAAAAAACGACGTATCGCTGCGGGGTCTGGTGAAAAGATGCGTAGTGTAGGATCTAAAGGAGCTCCTAAAAAAAGTGATTTTGCTAATGCTGCAAAAACAGCGTCCTATAAAAATGGGGGTAAAACGGATCTTAAACAAGATAAAACTATGGTTAAAAAAGCTGTAGGCATGCATGAGAAACAACTTCATGGTGGTAAAAAATCAAACTTAGCTGCTCTTAAAAAAGGTGGTATGACTAAAAGTAAAACAAAAGGAAGGATTTGCTAATCATGGATAAAGACGCTGAAAAAAGATATAGAGAATTATCACCTAAAGAAAAGTATGATTCAGCAATAAGAGCTAGAGAAGAACCTTACGATCCTTTACAGACAGTTAAAGATTTAATTAAAGAAAAAGAAGATAAACCTGCATCACCTAAACCTGAACCTAAAAAAGAATTAAAAAAAGCATATAAAAAAGGTGGCCAAGTTGTTAAAACATTAAAAAATGCTGGGTTTTATAACAAAGGTAAAACTAAGTCGGAACGAGAAAAGATTGTTAGTAAAGTAACAACAAAACCCCAACGGATAGGAATGGTTGAAAAAATGTTTTCAGCTAAAAAAATGGCTAAAGGTGGATTAGCATCTAAACGTGCAGATGGCTGTGCTATTAAAGGTAAAACAAGAGGCAAAATTGTTTAATGTATTTAACAAGTAATATTCCTTATTTTAAATGTTGGATTAGAAAAGAATTTACAAATGGGCATCAAAATTATCATGGAGAATACGTACACGCATTGGCAGTTGCGGTTACAACTATTCCTGATCGATGTCTTAGTTTTCAAGTAATATTTACTGGTTGTGAAGCAGATGACGGCAGTCAACCAAATGTACATGGTGGAGCAATGTGGGCTAGAATGCCTATTACTGCGTTGGTCGGGGATATACCACTTGAAGAGTGGCCTGACAGAATGCAAACACATTTAGCGCAACCTTGGGATTGTAGTTCGTACAATCATAGTATTATTAGAATTGACCGAGCACAACCATCTCCATGGTTATGTAAGATTAATAATGAGTTTTACACCGGAAGGTATTTGTTTACGGTTGATTATGCTGAAAGCGAAGTTTCAGAAGATCCAGCACAGCATAAACAAAGTCATATACTTATACTAACTGATGCGGGTAAATGGACAGGCAACATAGTGGCATTACCAAATAATCGAGTGCGAGTTACCAGTCCGGCATATTGGGTTACTGGACAAGGAGCACCTGATTTTAAACCAAGCCAATGGATTCATTGTGCGGAGCAAGACGATTCGTATATGGACCCAGAGGTTACTTTTAATAATTTATACAAGGAGTAGTAACATGATGAAAAAAGGATATGCAGCAGGTGGTAACATGATGAAAAAAGGTTATGCAGCAGGTGGGATGCCAATGGTTATGAAAGACGGTAAAGAAGTACCTGCTTTTGCGGCCGATGGTAAAGGTAAAATGAAACACGGCGGTAAAGTTAAAAAAGCTGCACCTAAAAAAATGATGGGTGGGGGCATGATGGCTAAAATGAAATCTGGTGGCGGTGTATCTAAACGCGCAGATGGCGTTGCTAAAAAAGGTAAAACAAAAGGAAAGATGATTTAATGAGAGCCTCCCGTGGTATGGGTGCTATAAACCCTGCTAAGATGCCCAAAGGCGCCGTTAAAAAACGTCGTGATAACACAGACTTTACCGAATATAAAGAAGGTGGCATTATAAAAAAGAAAAAGGATGTTATGTTAGATAAATTACAACGCGCTCCTATTTCTAAAACGCTTGGTAAAAAAGAAGGCGGTAAGGTGAATGCAGCAGGTAACTATACAAAGCCTGGACTACGCAAACGTATTTTTAACAGTGTAAAAGCTGCAGCAACACACGGTACAGCCGCGGGTCAATGGTCTGCAAGAAAAGCACAACTTGTTGCTAAAAAATATAAAGCTGCAGGTGGCGGATACAAGTGAGTTGGTCAGATAAGTATAAGAAGTCTATTGACTGTAAGAATCCTAAAGGGTTTTCTCAAAAGGCTCATTGTGCTGGACGTAAAAAGAAAATGGCAAGTGGTGGCTTAGCTAAGTCTCAACAATCCCTAAAATCATGGGGTGAACAAAAGTGGAGAACTAAGTCTGGTAAAAAGTCTAGCGAAACAGGAGAGCGATACTTACCAGAAAATGCTATTAAAGCATTAAGCCCACAAGAGTATGCGGCTACCACAAAAGCTAAAAGAGCAGGTAAAGCTAAAGGGCAACAGTTTGTAGCTCAACCTAAATCTATTAAACAAAAAGTAAAACCTTTTAGAAAAATTTAATTATGGTAAATAGAACCTCAGGAACCACTAGTTTTAACTTAGATTTAAATAACCTTGTTGAAGATGCGTTTGAGCGTTGTGGACAAGAGTTACGTACTGGGTATGATCTTCGCACTGCAAGACGTTCACTAAATCTAATGACGATTGAATGGGCTAACCGCGGTATTAACTTGTGGACTGTAGAACCAGGTCAAATTAGTTTAGAACAAGATCGTTTTATGTATCCATTGCCAGTAGACACAATTGATTTGTTAGACATGGTAACACGCACCGGCACAGGACAAAATCAACAAGACATTAATATTAACCGTATATCTGAATCAACTTATATTACTATACCTAATAAAAATGCTACAGGTCGTCCTATCCAAGTGTGGATTAATAGACAAAGTGGTCAAGAGAATTCTACTACGATAACCACTGCTGAAGCGTTAGATGCTACAGAAACAACCATTACTTTATCTTCTACTGTAGGTTTAGCACAATTTGGTTTTATTAAAGTAGATAATGAAACTATTCAGTATGGTGATATAAGTGGTAATGATTTAATAAATTGTGTACGAGGCGTTAACTATACAACTGCAGCTACACATACTACGGCTACTAGCGTTTATGTACAAAACTTACCCACAGTAAACGTGTGGCCAGCCCCTGATCAAAGTAATTTTTATACTTTTGTATATTACAGACTAAGACGTATTCAAGATGGTGGTAACGGTGTAGCTGTGCAAGATATTCCGTTTAGATTTATTCCTTGCATGGTTGCAGGATTAGCTGCGTATTTAAGTATGAAGTTACCTAATGTTACACCTGATAGAATTCAAATGTTACGAGCAGATTATGAAACAGCGTTTCAATTAGCAGCTGACGAAGATCGTGAAAAAGCACCTTTAAGATTAGTGCCTAGAGATATGTTCTATTATAGGAACTAAAAATGCCTAGTAAATATTCAAGTGGTAAAAATTCAATTGCACAGTGTGATCGATGTAATTTTAGGTATAAGCTATCTCAGTTAAAACGATTGGTTATTAAGACCAAAAATGTTAATATACTGGTGTGCCCAAATTGTTGGGATCCAGATCAGCCTCAGTTGCAACTTGGGATGTATCCTGTGTCAGATCCACAAGCTGTACGAGACCCAAGATCTGATAGCCCTAGTTATTTACAGTCAGGTTTGAATGGTTTACAACTTACAAAACAAACAGGCACATCTACAAACGATACAGGCGTACCCTTAGGAGGTAGTCGAGTGTTTCAGTGGGGGTATAATCCTGTAGGCGGAGCTTCATCATTTGATGCAACATTAACACCGAATGATTTAGTAGGAAAAAGTGAACTAGGTTCAGTAACAGTAACAATATCTTAAGGAGAAACAAAATGGCTTATAAATCAGGTGCTGACGGCGTTGCTAAAAAAGGTAAAACCGAAGGCCATAATTTAGGTGATACAGGTCCTAGCATAGGAATTAAAAAAGGTCCTATACATGCAGGATCAAAAGGTGGTAAAACTAATGCTGATATGAAAAGTATGGGCAGAGGTTTAGCTAAAATTGCAGCACAGAAAAAAGGATAATTATCATGGCAGAATATAAACAACCTATCACTGTACCTAATGGTGAGATCTATATTAAAGAAGATCCTAACAAGTTAAAAGCTCAGGAGTTAAATAAAAACACAGCTACACAACGTGTAAGCGCAGGTGACCCCGGATGTAAAGATATGAATAGACATGGTGAAACACAAATCCGTGGTTGTGGTGCAGCTATAAAAGGAACTAAAGCTAGAGGTCCAATGGCGTAATTATGGCTTTAACTTATTCTCAACTTGTTGTTCAAATACAGGACTATACAGAAAACACGTTTCCGACAGTGGATATAAATAACTTTATCCGTCAAGCAGAACAACGTATTCTTAATACTGTACAACTACCTGCAATACGTAAAAATGTAACGGGTACAGCTTCACTTGGGAACAAATACCTTGCTATGCCTACAGATTGGTTAGCTACATTTAGCTTAGCGGTTATTAATAGCGCAAATGAGTATACTTATCTTTTAAACAAAGATGTAAATTTTATTAGACAATCGTTTCCTGACACTGATTCAGCTTTTTATGATCAACCTCAATACTATGCTGTATTTAATGATACATCATTTATACTAGGCCCAACACCTGACATAAATTACACAATGGAGCTACATTATTTTTATTATCCTGAATCTATTGTAACTGCAGGTACATCTTGGCTTGGTAATAACTTTGACTCAGCTCTTCTTTATGGCTCTTTATTAGAAGCCTACACTTATATGAAAGGTGAAAAAGATGTGCTTGATAACTATAGAGCTCGATATGATGAATCAATGTTATTACTCAAACAACTTGGCGATGGCAAAAATAGACAAGATGCTTATAGATCAGGGCAAGTAAGATATCCTGTTCAGTAAAGGATAACAAGTGGCTTTATCACAAACACTAACAACGAGTTTTAAAGTTGAAATCTTAGATGGCATTCATAACTTTGGTGTGGGTGTAACACGTGCAACTACTGCAGCAGATACATTTAAAATTGCACTTTATACAGCAACAGCAACATTAAATGCAACGACGACTGTATATGATACAACAGATGAAATTACAGGGACAGGCTACACTGCTGGAGGTAACACACTTACTATATCTCAAGTTCCTACTTCAACAAATACTGAAACTATAGCATGGTTAAACTTTGCAGATTCTAGTTGGTCTAGTGCTACTTTTTCAGCAGCAGGTGCTTTAATATATAATAGCACTCAAGGTAATAAAGCAGTAGCAGTACTAGATTTTGGTGGCACTAAAACAACTACTAATCAAACATTTACAGTAACATTTCCAGCGTCTGCATCAAACGCTGCACTTATAAGGATATCATAAATGACAACAGTATCTTCTGTATTTTCAGAAGCACCGCAAGTAAAAGTAAGTAATGTAAGACCGTTAGAAAAAGATTTATATAAGATGATGTGGGACAGACCAGAATATAGAGCTGTTGCTCCTGGTGAACACATAGCACACGAATTTTTAAGACAAGCTAAACCACCTAAAGGTGCATCAATACTAGACTTAGGTTGTGGTACAGGGCGCGGTTCCCTTAATTTAGCTTTATTTGGATCACTTAATGTGACCATGGTTGACTTCGCAGATAATTGTTTAGACGAAGATATTCGACCAATGTTAGAAACACAGAAGCATGCATTAAGATTTGTAGAGGCAGATTTATCTGAACCTTTACCTGTCAAAGCAGCTTATGGTTTTTGTACCGATGTGATGGAGCATATTAGACCTCATCATGTAGATAGGGTTTTAGATAATTGTTTGGCTGCTTGTCAGCATGTTTTCTTTCAAATTGCAACTGAAGATGACAAAATGGGTAAGCTAGTAGGACATAAGTTACATTTAAGTGTACATCCTTACGAGTGGTGGTTAAAAAAATTTATTGATCGTGATTGTGTTATTCATTGGTCTAAAGAAGAAAAAGGGTATTGTTTATTTTATGTAAGTGCATGGATTAAAGGTGAAGATGTAGTTGATGCAGGGGTAATTAATACGGACGAAGAAACGATTAAGGCCAATGTAGAATTTAATATACAAAGAGGGTTTATGCAAGTACAACCTCACCCAACCAACGACCAAGAAGTAATGATTGTAGGTGGTGGCCCTTCATTAAATGAACACCTTGAAACTATTAGACAAAAGAGGGCTGATGGTGTTAAACTAATCACAATTAATGGAGCCTATAAATGGTGCCTTGACAATGGATTAACGCCTTCTGCTATGGTTATGGTAGATGCAAGACCATTTAATGCACGATTTACTCAACCTGTGGTAGATCATTGTAAGTATTTTATTGCTTCTCAATGTGATCCTACTACGTTTGATGGGTTACCAAAAGACAGAACTTATATATGGCACACAAGTACGGAATTACTTAATGGCATATTGTCTAAACAATATAAAACATGGTATCCAGTTCCAGGAGGGTCAACAGTCCTTTTAAGAACTATACCTTTATTTAGAATGTTAGGTTTTAAACAGTTTCACCTTTTTGGATGTGATTCTTGTTTAGATGAAAATGAAGTTCACCATGCATATGAACAGAAAGAAAATGATGGACAGCTAATCATACCTGTAAACGTGGGCGGGAAAATATTTAGCTGCAATTCGTGGATGATATCCCAAGCACAAGAGTTTATTGATTTGATTCGCATGTTAGGGAATGAAATTGAACTAAACATATATGGCGGATTACTTCGTCATATTTTAGAAACAGGCGCTTCATACGCCGATATAAAGGAGATTTAATATGGCTGCTTCAGCATGGCAATTATATAATAAAGCCAAACAACATATAGGTAACGGAACTATTACATTAGGTGCCGGCGTATTTAAAATGTTATTAGCAACAAGTGCAAGTAATGCTTCTACTTTTACGCTAAGCACATATGCGTCAATAACTAATGAAATTGCTGCTACCGGCGGTTATACAACAGGTGGTAAAAACTTAGTACCAGCAACTGCTCAATGGACAGTAGGGGCTTCAGCAAAACAATATAAGTTTACAATGACTACAGCAGGTTTGGCATTTACAGCTTCTGGTGCTTCATTGACTAATATTAAATATGCAGTCATTCGTAATTCAACTGGCGCTGGCGCTGGTAAGTTATTATGTTTCTGCCAATTATCATCTAGTCAATTTACTGTTACATCACCAAATACATTGACAGTTTTACCCGCTGCTACTGGCATCTTTACTTTAGCTTAATATAAAAGTTAGGGTAAGGTAAATGTTTGCGGGGGGAAGTTTTTCCGAATCAGCCTTTTCGGCTCTCGGAATTATTGACACGGCTATTACTCCTGCAGTAGGGGTTGTAGTAGTAACAGGAATTGCATCTAATGTAGTAAGTGGTAAGATAATAACCCCTACGGTAGGAAACGTAACTATAACAGGTGTAGCACCTAGTTTATTATCTACTAGAATTATTACACCATTAGTGGGTAGTGTGTCTATAACGGGCGCAGCACCTATTGTTGGACAAGATAGAATCATTACGCCGTCTGTTGGTAACATAAATATAGTAGGGCGAGTCAGCGTTGCACTTGTAGGTAAGTTAGTAATTACAGCGGCAGGTAGCGTGTCAATTACAGGTTCTCCGCCCGCACAAATTTTAACTGTAACACCAGCGGCAAATAATTTATTATTTACTGGACACGCACCTCAAGCAGTACCAGGTAAATTCTCTCAACCGGAAACCGGTACTGTAACAATAACAGGCATAGCTCCTAAAACAAATAGCGGTAGAATACCAGGTGTTGGAACTATCAACATTGTAGGCGTAGCACCTACTGTAGCAAGTGGTAAAATAATAACACCATCAGGTGGCGCCGTATTAGTAGGATCCGCACCAAGCGTAGTTGCACAAGGAAATATAGTTACACCAAGCGTAGGTTCTATAAATATAGTAGGCATAGCCCCTACAGTGCTTGCAGGAAAAGTAATTACACCATCAGTGCGCGCATTAACATTAGTAGGCGGTACAGCTACACTAAGTAATCCAAACTGGGGTATAATAAACACATCACAAACACCAGATTGGGTGTTAATAGCAGCGTAAAGGAAAATATATGGCATTAATTGTTAAAGATAGAGTGCAAGAAACTTCTACTACTACAGGAACAGGCACGTTTACGCTTCTTGGTGCAGTTACAGGCTTTCAATCATTTTCTGTTATTGGCAATAGCAACACTACTTACTATGCTATTGTATTGGGTTCAGAGTTTGAAGTAGGCATAGGCACTTATACATCTTCAGGAACTACTTTATCTCGTGATACTGTATTGTCTTCTTCTAATAGTGGTTCTTTAGTAAATTTTAGTGCAGGTACTAAAAGTGTATTTGTCACTTATCCTGCTGAAAAAGCTATTTATGATGATGCTGCTGGTAATGTCATAGCACTAGGCACTCCAGCATCTGTAACACTTACAAATGCAACAGGATTACCTCTTTCTACAGGTGTAACAGGCACATTACCAATAGCTAATGGTGGAACAGGCACAACTTCCACTACATTTACAAACTTAACGTCAAACGTAACAGGCACATTACCTGTAACTAACGGTGGAACGGGTGTAACATCTTCTACAGGGACAACTTCAGTTGTATTATCTAATTCACCTACATTAGTAACACCAACTTTAGGGGTAGCATCAGCAACTTCTATTAACAAAGTGGCTCTTACAGCACCAGCTACAAGTGCAACACTTACAATTGCTGATGGTAAAACACTTACTGCAAGTAATTCATTAACTTTAGCAGGTACAGATTCAACTACGATGACCTTCCCATCATCAAGTGCTACAGTTGCAGGGTTAGCTATAGCTCAATCATTTACAAACAAACAAACCTTTACAGGTTCAACATCAATCATTGCATCTTCATTTATCAATGCACTTGAAACAGCTACTATATCAGCTATTGCAGCAACTGGAACAATCAACTATGATGTGACTACACAATCTGTGCTTTATTACACAACTGATGCAAGTGCAAACTGGACAGTCAACTTTAGAGCATCAAGTGGCACATCTTTAAATACAGCAATGTCATCTGGTGAAGCTATCACAGTGGTATTTTTAGTCACACAAGGTTCAACAGCATACTATAACAATGCAGTTCAAGTAGATGGCACATCTGTCACACCTAAATATCAAGGTGGCACAGCATGGTCAAGTGGTAATGCTTCAGGTGTAGATGCTTACTCATACACAATTGTTAAAACAGGATCAGCAACATTTACAGTATTTGCAGCACAAACACAATTTAAATAGGAAATATTGAATGTCATTATTGTCACGCCTAGCAGTTCAAGCCGCCCGTGCTTATGGTATTTTATCGTCTAGAAGCACCAATGTATCTGCTGACTATCTTTCTGTAGCAGGCGGTGGCGGAGGAGGTAGACAATATGGTGGTCAAGGTTCAGGCGGTGGAGGTGGAGCTGGTGGATATTTAACTTCTACATTTACATTATCAACACTTACTACATATACAGTTACAGTTGGTGCGGGTGGTGCTGGAGGTTCTAGTGCTGGTGCAGCACCTAATGGTAGCAATTCTGGAATATCTGGCACAGGCTTAACTACAATTACTTCCGTAGGCGGCGGTGGTGGTGCTGGCTCAAGTGGTTCAGGTGCAAACGGAGGTTCAGGTGGCGGTGGTCAAGGTGAAACAGCACCAAAAACAGGTGGTGCTGGAACAAGTGGACAAGGTAACGCAGGCGGTTCAGGAGCAAATGCTGGAGGTGGAGGTGGAGGTGCTTCTGCTGTAGGTGCAAATGCTGTTACATCAGTAGGCGGAGCAGGTGGAGCTGGAACTGCATCTTCCATTAGTGGCTCATCTGTTACTTACGCAGGTGGTGGTGGTGGCGGTGGTTATACTAGCACAGCAGGAGCTGGAGGAGCTGGTGGTGGTGGAACAGGTGGCACAGGTTCTACTAATGCAGGACAAACCGCTGGAACTGCAAACACAGGAGGCGGTGGAGGTGGTGCAGCTTATGTTTCATCAGGAAACTATAATGGAGCTGCAGGTGGTTCAGGCATAGTCATCATATCTTACACATCTGCTACACCTAAATTCGTAGGTGGTACTCTTACCACTTCTGGTGGCAAACAAATTCATACATTCACATCATCAGGCACTTTATCGCCTTTAACACCTGTCACAGCTAGTTATTTAGTCGTAGCTGGTGGAGGTGGAGGTGGTGCTTATGAAGGTGCTGGTGGTGGTGCAGGTGGTTTACTTACATCATCTACAACTTTATATTCAGGTGCAACTTATGTCGTAACTGTAGGCGCAGGTGGAACTAGTGCAGGTTCAACATCAGGTGCAGGTAATAATGGTTCTAATTCAACTGTTGTAGGCACAGGACTTACTACATTAACTGCTGTTGGAGGCGGTGGTGGTGGTGGTCAGGCATCTAAAAATGGTAAAGATGGTGGTTCAGGTGGTGGTGCAAGCTCAAATTCAACTACTGTAGGTTTAGCAACTTCTGGACAAGGTAATAATGGTGGTTTAGGAACAGGTTCGCCTGGTTCAGGAACAGGTGGTGGTGGAGGTGGTGCAGGTCAAGCAGGTAACACAAATGGTGCAAGTTATGGTGGTAATGGTTTAGCATCAAGCATTTCAGGTTCTAGCGTTACTTACGCAGGTGGTGGTGCTGGATATAATGCTACAAATGGTGGTGGAACAGGTGGTGGTGGTAATCCTTCTGTGCCTGGAACAACTAATTTAGGTGGTGGTGGCGGAGCTTGGAGTGGGACAGGAACAGCAGGTGCAGGCGGTAGCGGTGTTGTTATCATCTCATACGCTGGCTCACAAGTATTTAATGGTGGTCTAGTCACATCATCAGGTGGAAACACTATCCACACATTTACATCTACAGGTGCATTAACACCATTAACAAACAATGTAAATAATTCATTAAGGTTTAGAGCAAGTGCTAGTGCTTATTTAAATAGAACACCTACTTTAGCTACTAATAGACGCACATGGACATTATCTATGTGGGTTAAAAGAGGTAAAGTTAGTGCTGAACAAGGATTTTTTGGCGCTGGACCTGATGGTTCAAATTTTTCATTATTTGAATTTCAATCTAACGATACAATGATGCTTTATGGTGCTAATTCAGGCGCAACATCATTTCAACTTATTACAACACAAGTATTTCGTGATCCATCAGCTTGGTATCATGTTGTTATGGCTTTTGATACTACACAAGCCACATCAGCAAATAGAATTAAATTATATATAAATGGTAACCAAGTAACTGCGTTTGGAACTGCTACATATCCATCACAAAATTACGACACATTTATTAATAATACAACAGCTCATGTATTTGGAAACATTTATAGTGGAGGTGTTCCATATTTTGATGGCTACATGGCTGACATTAACTTCATTGACGGACAAGCTTTAGAACCCTATTACTTCGGTAATAACGACTCTAATGGTGTATGGAAACCAATTCTATACAAAGGCACATATGGCACTAATGGATTCTACTTAACCTTTGGTAATACTACATCTACCACAACACTAGGTTATGACAGCTCACCTAACGGCAATAATTGGACTACTAACAACATCAGCTTAACAGCAGGCACAACCTATGATGCCATGATAGATAGCCCTACTAATGCAAGTAGTGGCACACAGCCTGTTGGGAATTATCCAACATTTAATCCACTTTCATTTAGAAATGCAACTAATACATTATCAAATGCAAATTTGACATATCCTGCATCAAGTTCTACAGATACTTCAACATTCTTCACAATGGCATTGCCAACAAGCAATTTGTTTTACTTTGAAGGATTGTATACAACTACCGTTGGTGCTGGTAATAATACTTATGTTGGAGTTAGTGCTGTTGGAGATACAGGTGGTTTAATTACAACTGGTAGCAATTTATATTCGTATGATTTAAAAAATGGTATAGCTTACAATCAAGCATCTACCACATCATATACAGCAGTTACAAATAATCAAACTGCAATGTTTGCATTTGATATTGCGAACGGAAAAATGTGGGTAGGCGCAAATGGAACTTGGTTTAATAGTGGTAATCCTGTTGCTGGAACAGGCGCAATATTAACTACTATTCCAACAACTGCAACAGCATTGTTTGCAAGTTTAAATGGTGGTGCTTTAAATAGGTCACAGCTTAATATTAACTTCGGACAACGCCCATTCGCATACACTCCACCTACAGGCTATCAAGCACTATGCACTACTAACCTACCTACACCTACTATATTGCAAGGTAATAAGTATATGGATGCAACGCTATATACAGGAACAGGAACAACGCAAGTAGTAGTAAATCAAGCATTATTTAAACCTGATTGGGTATGGATAAAAGAAAGAAATGGTGCAGCAGATCATGGATTATATGATTCTGTGCGTGGTGTGCAAAAACAATTAGAAAGCAATACAACAACTGCTGAAACCACAGAAACAACAGGACTCACAGCATTTAACTCTAACGGATTTACAGTCGGTGCATTAGCACAATTAAATACAAGTAGCGATACTTATGTAG